GATCAAATTATTTACCGACCAGATCTAGGTGGTAAAAACCGTAACGAGCTTTACCGTATCGCAGATGTGATGGGTTATCTAACAACTGTTACTACTGGTGAAGGTAAAAATGCCCGCGTTATTAATTTTAAACCCTCGCCTACACATCATGCGAAAAACTCAGGTGCTTTAGGTGGTGAAACTGGTGAAGTATGGGTACCAGATCTTAAAGCACATCCTACTTTCTTGGCTGACCTGATTACTCAAGCTAAAGATCACATTAACACCTTAACGCCTGCACAACTTGCAGCAGCTAAAGCCCAAGAAGAGCTAGAAAACTGGAAACAAAGCTGTGAGGAAGCAGAGCATGCAGGTGACCTTAATCAATTAACTGAGTCGCTTGATAAAGAACACATGTATTACCAGAACATGCGCCAAGCAATGTTAATGAGAGCTAAAGCATTGAATTGCACGTTTGATAAACAACGTGGCACTTGGATTAGTCCACCAGAATTTAACGGTATCTCAGATCAACAAAGAGATGAACTTCAAAACTTCATAGCTGAACGCGGCCTAGACGTGAAAACAGTTTGTGAACACTTCGGCATAGATGCCCTTATCCAAATTGAAGCAGCAAAACTACCAGCAGTTAAACAAGACATTGAAACATTAGCTAAAACGGGGATGACAGCATGAATACTCTACTAACTGCAGCTGAAGCATTTGCAGCTCTTCAAAAAGGTAAAACAGTACTTTGTCGTTATGCTGGTGATGGAACACTTAAAGCTGATAAGTCATTCAGCACCTTAGATCAAATGCCAGCAACGGTATTTGGTCTACCCAATTATGAGTTTTGTATTCAGCTTGAAACTATTGAACTGGCTGGGATTACTTTCACAAAACCATTGACTATTGAAGAATATGAAGAGGGTCAGGAAGTTTTTGTAATCAGTACATATTCGCCTTCTATTTACGTCGTGAATTTTAAAACCACCGCATTAATTGAATCTATTAATAGTGGTTTTGTTCAGCGTGATGCCGAAAACGCCAAGCTTCAATTAAAAGCTTTTTCAAAAGCACTCGGTTTTGAAATCAACAATGAATTAAGTGTTATTCGTCTTGGTGAGGAACCTAAAAAACAGAGAGGCAAAAAATCAAAAGCTGAAAAGCCTTGTGAAGTTATTTCTGCAGAAACTCAACCAACAATTGTTATTACCGAACAAACTAACGTCACCACATCTGAGGACCTGTTAGTTCCAGAAACTAACGAGCCTAAAGTAGATCCAGAATATCAGAAGACATTAGATACCCTTCTGCAACGAGTAAAAGAGTCTAAAACACCAGCTGAGGTAAATGCTGTTTATCGATACACCCGCACATGGTCAGATAAACAAATGGATCCTTTACTCAAAGCTACTCACAAGCGTTTGACTGAGCTTGCAGATGAAAAGCCTATAGAGAGTGAACCACCATCACTAATGGTTCAGATCCAAAACGCGCCAGACATCACAACATTGAATGCTTTGGAAATAGATGTGGCCGCACGAGATCCACAGATTCAATCACGACTCATGGATTTTGTTAAGAAACGCCGCTTTGAATTAGAAAATGCGGCATCAAACGAACCTGATTATTTACTGGAGGAATCTTTCTAATGTCGAAACAAACTACTCCAGAGTTTCTTTTCGAGCCAAAGCTGCTACCAATGCGGCTTTTCGAAAAGTTCATTGTGTTCAACGTAAATGCCGGGTATCGCGGGAAAGGTACACCGCTCGGCGTGAACTTGATTAAAGGTAATAAAGCCACCCTTTCAGTAAGCAATGAAGGTGTGATGAACAAAGCAGCTCAAGAGCGATACAAGCTAATGCTTTTGAAATATTTCAAAGAAGGTCGTTCTGCAATGGATGAGCTGGATCATGAAGTTAAACGTATTTATAGAATGGTGGCATGAATGATCGATTTAAAAACTAAACAAGCATTTTGGGCTGAACAATTGCCTATTTTTAAAGAAAATTATTGGATTCCCGAACATTTAGATGTACTCGAATTTGATATGAATGGCGGCTGTTTTGATATTGCTGAAGGTGTCAAAACTGATCTAAGTGAAGAAGACCTTTTTGATATTTACCATCGTGTAAATAGTGGTTGGGCAATGTGGAAGAAAGCCGTAGATTTCATGAAATCCAAAGTTCCAACTTGGATTAGCGTGACTGATGAATTGCCACCTACTGACATAATGGTACTTATTTGTTGGGCAGATGCTCCTGATGTCACCCCAGAACAAGACTATATGACTATTGATGAAGATTTAAATAGTGTATGGGCAAATTATCAAAATGACCCACCTTCACATTGGATGCATTTTAATAAAGTACCAAGCGTAAAAGTCACCAGTGGTTTTAAATATCAAATCCAGCCAATAGAACTACCTGAAAACCTTTTCAATTGGTTTCATCCAGATATTGAATTGTTTAACACCATTGAGGAAGGTGATGAAGCGTATACACAAGAACAGTGGGAACAACTTAAGTTAAATCTCAGGGTTGAAATTGAAACTCAGTTATTAGATTACAACGAAATTCCGAATGTTCCAGAAGATGCAGTAGTTTGGCCCAACTGGAAGCCAGAACCGCCTGAAAAAGGACTCTTTTTAATTGCAGCATTTGATTCAGAAGATGGCCCTGTACTTTGGTGGGCAAATCCTAAAGCGGAAAGTAAGGAGAAATAAATGTCACGCTTAACTAAATTAGATCGGATGACACATGCAGAAAAAGAAGCTGCTAAAAAAGAATTTTGGGAAGCTGCTGATAATCAAACCTTCCCACCTGAAACAGTTGCAATCGTAATGCACGTATCTTTACCATGGTTGCAGAAGAAAAGATGTGAAGGCGGCGGTATTCCCTTTTCGAAACCGCACAAACGTCAGGTAAATTATGTGAAGGCTGATGTTTTGGCGTATATTGAACAAAACAAAATGGCACATACTGCATAAGCGGCCAAGTGCCGCTTTTTTAATCAATTAAAATAGACCTTTAATAGACTTAAACCCGAAAAATAGACCATATTTACCGAAATAGACCATTAATAGACTATTTTTGTATTGCTAAAGATTGTGTAATATTGCATTGTATTGTTTTAATATAAATTATTAAAAATATTAATTTTTTAATATCGCGCGGTATTGCTTAATATTGCACAGTATTGCTAGAATTGAGAAAGACCCGCTGAACTTTAGGGTTCAAGGGTAACGACATGCAGCGGCATCTTCGGAGCATTTATTTTTAAATAGATAATTATAAATTCGAATTTTATTTTTAAATTAAAATACCTAGACAGACCTGTCAGTCTATTTTTTATTCTCTTAACTAATTAGTTGTTCTTAAAAATTAAATACTCATTATTTTTTAATTATTATTCATTTCTACGTAAACATTCCTCATACCATCCTGCTTGAAAATCTTCAATTGCTTGGCGTTTAAAGAAACTTGTCTTAAATACTTTGGCAGCATAAGCTGAGCTAATTAAGTCTTGATAAAGCTGCTTGGCTTTTTCATCTGCTAGCCCATCGGCAATTTGTTGTAAATCTTGTGCTGGTACTTTTTGCTGTCGTGCTTCCATCACGTTATAAGCGACCTTTTTTACGATATTACAAATATCTGGGTCAGCTGTACTTTCATTAGCATAGCAACCGGTGGCAATAAAACTTAATAATAATATTTTAAATTTCAT